TGTATTTGCGGTTAAAGCATCCTTACCGATTGCGACATTACTGCTAGCTGTGGTGTTTGCTTCTAAAGCATCTCTACCGATTGCTACGTTTGAAGCACCCGTTGTGTTTACCCTTAGTGCTTGTAATCCTATTGCGACATTATCATTAGCCGTTGTATTAGAAGTTAATGCCTCTTTGCCGACTGCAACATTATTGCCGCCAGTTGTGTTTGCTGATAAAGCTTGATAACCAACGGCTGTGTTGTCATCTGCTGTAGTAATTGCATCTCCTGCTAGACCACCAATGAGTGTGTTTTGGGTGCCTGTGGTTATTAATTTACCTGCATCGTGACCTACCGCAATGTTGTACATGCTCACAGCACTTGCAGGTTCTTGGGTATATAAAGCACTTGTTCCTATTGCAACACTTCTACTTCCATCTATGTTTGTATATAAAGCACCATGCCCCATGGCTATGTTGGAAAAACCAACGGTCGTTGCTCCTGCGGCATTCACTCCTACTGAAACATTTGAATAGCCTGTGGTGTTTGCGGTTAGAGCGCTCTTGCCCACCGCTGTGTTGTTAGCACCTGTAGTGTTTGCTAATAAAGCACTTCTTCCCACTGCCGTGTTTTCAGCGCCTGTAGTGGTAAGTTTTAATGCACTTACGCCCACAGCGGTATTATTTGCGGCCGTAGTATTTGTTGTTAATGCCTGATAACCAATAGCAGTATTATCAGCCGCTGTAGTATTAGCGTCTAATGCTAAAGCTCCTATTGCGGTATTACCTGCGCCTGTGGTGTTTGCGCCTAAAGCGTTATATCCTAAACTTGCGTTTAAAGTTCCTGTAGTATTAGCCGCCATCGCGGAAGAGCCTACACCCACATTTAAAGCGCCAGTAGTTGTAGCGGTTAATGCACTTGATCCAACAGCAACATTGCTAGCCGCTGTAGTATTAGCATCTAAAGCTAAAGCACCTACGGCTACGTTATTAGCGCCTGTGGTGTTTGCTCCTAAAGAATTAACACCAGCGGCTGTATTACCTGCACCTGTAGTGTTTGATTGCATAGCATCTTGACCCAGAGCTACATTATTATCTGCTGTGGTGTTAGCACTTAAAGCACTTTCACCAACTGCGGTATTACTATTTCCTGTGGTAATAGCATCACCGGCCAGACCGCCTATAAGGGTGTTTTGTATGCCTGTGGATATTGAGGCTCCTGTTTGGAAACCCACCGCTGTGTTATAAGCGTCTGCCCCCGCATTCTGAGAAAATAAAGTTTGAGTTCCTACCGCAGTATTTTTACCGTGGCCATCCTCATTTTTAAGTGCTTCCTTGCCAATTGCAACATTAGAAGAGCCAGTAGTAATCGCAAGACCTGCTTCATAGCCTATTGCAACATTATCATCACCAGTAGTAATCGCAGTACCTGCTTCATCGCCCACAGCCACATTATAATTACCACCACTTGCAATGCTGTTACCTGCGTTGACACCTGCTCTGAAGTTGCTTGTTCCTGCTGAAGCCGTGATTATATCTGCGCCATTAGCAAAGGTTACGTCTGCCGCAAAGTTTACAGCACCGTCTACGTCCACGACATCAAGGTTAGTAGTGCCGTCAATATCTATATCGCCTGATATATCCAAGGAAGCGCCTGTTAGGACTCCTGCAACGGTAAGCGTAGAGGCCATATCAACAGCGCCATCAATGTCCACAACATCAAGGTTAGTAGTGCCGTCTACGTCTATATTTCCACTAACATCTAAAGAGGCCGCAATGATCTCGCCGCTTGCGGTAAGCGCCGTTACAGCTAAGTTTACGTTCACATCCGTAACCGTAGCGCCCGATCCAGCCCCGTTGAATTTTAACGCGTAGTCTTTTCCGGCAACTAACTCAAAGTCGTTACTAGCGTTGTAAGTACCTTGAAAGATAAGAATAGAACGAGAACCCGACAAACTGTTTCGTACATGGACCACTTTTTCAGCGTCATTGGGGTCTAGTTGAACAAATACTGTTCCGCCAAGGTCACCACCATCCACAAACTCAATAAACCGATTACGACCGTTAGACAAAGCGCCGTTTGTAATAGGTAATGAGTTAGGTGATCCGGATGAACCCTTAGCCGATATAGTTATTGCTACAATACCGTTGGTAGCCTGATCAATAATATCGAAGTTGGTGTTAGTAGTATCACCCCAAGTACCCGATTGTTCGCCTGTACCCGGCTTCTCTAGTCCTGTATTAGTAGTATATGTACTTGCCATGTCTTATCCTCAAGCCGCTATTCTGGTCCAAACGGCATTCTGGTTTGGTGTGATATTATTATAATCTGGATTTTGGTTAGGCACAATGCGCCCATAAATAAGCGCGTTGCCCACAATACCCGTGGCTTGCAAACCCGTTACCGCCGCATCGGCGTTAGCCTTACCTTGAGCACTGCCTACACTAGCAGTGGCTTGCAAACCTGTAACAGATACATTCGCATCGGCGGTAGTCGTAACCGCACCAACCGCCCCTGTCCCGGCAAGTCCCGTAACACTTATGTTAGCATCAGCCGTAATTGTAACCGCGCCAACACTCGAAGTTGCGGCCAAGCCGCCAACTGTAGCGTTAGCATCAGCCGTAGTCGTAACCGCACCACCACTAGCAGTGGCCGCCGTAAGTGCTACATCTAGACCCCATCCGCCGCCATTCCAAGCTTGACTAGAAGAGTTCCACCCTTTATAGCCTACGACTACATTAGCCATTACGCTATCCGGATAATCGCATTACTAGCATCAGCCGTAGGGAAAACTATTGTAAAGTCCCCAGAAGTTGCCGTTTTATCCGCACCAAAATCTAAAACTACCACAGACGGGTTAGTTAAAGAAACAGAAGTGGTGTTAGGCGTAGAATTGTAAATCAACGCGCCTCGGGCAGTAATGGTGACGTTAGAAAGAGTTTCGTCAGCAAAATCAGTTAGTGCCGTTGTTCCAGAAAGAGTAGGGTCTACGGGGTTTAATGCCGGACCACCTGCGGTATAGTTAGTGCCACTGGTCTCATTAGTCGTCGCATAGGCCGTCGTTGACGCATTAAGAGTTGCAGAACTGGTATACAACGCAATTTTAAATGTATCGCCGCTTGAAGCGTCGAAGTCGTGAACACCCAATAGCAATTGTTGCTTAAAGCTAGAGCACATGAAGTTTCCGTTAAAAGCCATGATTACAGTTTCCTTATTAGTTTAGCAAGCTCTGTTTGGCCTGCGTCAGTTAAAGTATTAGATACCGTTGTTCTATCCGACCGGATAGCTTCACGCATATAAAATTCTAGGGTTTTAAGTATCTGCCCACGAAACGCATGAGCTTGAGCCCTAATTGCCGGGTTAGCGTCGTCAGAAATAGCAATAATTTTATTTGCACACCTTTCTGCAACTTCTTCCGGGGTAAAACCGCGTCCGCTAGTAGTTTGAACATCTACCATAAATTTCTTAACGGGATTAAATTCTAATACTTCTGCGCTCATTGTTTCGGCCTTATCACGGGTCCAGTACGGTATTCATCCGTTACTTCTTTTGCTTCGCCAAACAGTTTCATTCCAGAAATTGCGTCGGCAAACCTTTTTTCATACATAGCCATTATGTCGGGTTCACCCTTCATATAAATATAAGCTTCTAACAAAGCCCCATACAACAAAGCGATCTCAGCGTTTTCACTTATCCACGTTGTTCCACTCTCACCGGCAAGAGTCAAACTAATAGGTCGGTAAAAGTAATTTAATTCTACACTATACGAAGCATTTGGTGTAGGGCCTATAACAAAGTTGTCAACATCAAAGACCGCGTAAAATCTTGGATTTCCCGTAGTAGACTCATTAGGGCTAAAAGATTCAACAAAATCAGAGTCTTTAAACTGTAAAAACACGTGTTTGTTATTAGCATCTATAAAAGATAGAGAATATGGTGCTAAGAAGTCGCTCGGGACTCCTAAGAACCGATTATTTTGAGTTAATCCGCCGAGTACATTTTTCCTAAATAGACTTAGTTGAACGCTTTTAAGAATACGCTCTTCGGCTTGCGTAATAAATATAGGCAGATTAGTGACGAAAGAAGTTTCGTTGTTATCTGTGTAGTCTTGAAGCGCCTGTTTTAGCGCCGAATAAGTAAAACTCATATAACCACCGTTACCGTTCCAACTTGACCAAAAGATATAAGATTTACAGGGCCGGGAAGTTCTACGGTAGGTATTCCCACGTAGACATCTAGCGGCTCTACTCTGTCTGGACGCGCATTTTTTAAGGCTTGTGCGTCTGAAACCTTGCGAAACGGTCCTAACTGCGGATGTTTCGGCTCAAATTCATCTTTTCCAACTAAAGCACCGTTCCACTCTTTTTTCATGTCTTGATAACGATATCGAAAACCCGACCTGTCCGATATTCCATAAGATTTTTTGCCCGTAGCAAATTTTGCCATGGTTAACTCCTATGGTATGCTTGAGCCGGAACAATATTAAAGGACGCCCGGTCTCGATCTTCCGATAAAGCACGGTCAAATTCTTCGTCATATAATCCTTTTAAGATTTGAACTCTGTTTGGGGCCCGTTTTACCGCAATATAATATGCCAATCCAGCGGCTAAACATGGATAAAACCGAAAAGGAACCGCTAAAGTGTTAGTTGGAGTATCTGCATCATCTATTCTAGTTAAAGCATCATAGATAATAACGTCTGTAGCGTTCTCTGGGACGGGCCAAAGCTTTAAAATAGGGGTAGTTAAACGGTCTAAAAAGAACTGATTAGGTCTTCCAGTAGTCGTTTTATTAGGAATAGACAAATAATCGTCCCTACTAAGCCGTTCTAAGGAGTAATCAGTGCCGTCTCGCCTACAAACTAACGATAAAACGTCTATAATATCGGTAGACAAGTCGTAAAGACCGTCATTCGCCGTTAAAGCTTGAGTCCGTTGCTTAATAGTCCATGCATTAAGGCCACGATTTGCCCATTCAGCAAGCATTATGTTTAAAGAACGTTTAGCACTCTTTAAATCATAGCCCGTGCGAACTTCTAAGCCGCAACGCTCAAACGCCTCTTCAATGTACTCTGTAACATCGAGTTCAAAATCGGTGCTTCCGGAAACAGCCATTTGTTAGCCCTATTTGCGCTTTACTGGTTTTTTCTTAGCCGTTTTAGCCGATTCCGTAAAAGCTTTGGAGGTAGGAGCCCCTTTTGTGCCGGGCTTCCGCATCTTTTCTTTAGAACCGGCCTTTATACGGGCTTTTTTTGCGGCAATGTTAGCGTATAAGCCTCTTTTTGCCCCGGCCATTACTTCTTCTTCTTTTTCTTAACAGCGCCTTTAACAGCACTAGTGCCCCCGGCACGACCGCCGGCTCGCATAGGTTTAACCATTTTTTTACCACCGATAGCGCCGCCGTTCATCATTTTCTTAGGTTTCATAGCCATTGTGTAATCTCCTGTAATAGTTTTCACGTTTTTTAAAAATTGCGTCAGCGTCATATTCTTCAAAGTATTGATCATAATAGCCTTTTTTGGCAATCATGTCTGCCGATTCTTGTAGCTTAGAAAGGCGCTGTATGAATATAATAGCATATTCTTGTTCGACCGCACTCAAAAACGTGCTGTCGTCAATGTAATCGTTTTCTTCATCATATGGATGAAAACCCATTAACCAAATGTCCTTGTCTATAAACATTCCGTTGGAAATTACAGTATTTAAATCTTCTAAATATGCGTGAAAAGCCTCGGGATCTTTCTCAAAGGCTAAGTCAACAAGCATAACAAGGTCTAACTCATCGTTAAACGAACTAACGACGGTATACAAGTCTTGAAATCCACTATCTTTTTTAAATAAAAACGAAACTTTATCTGTTTTCCACGTTTGTCTAGCATACGGACAAGAGGGCAGATTATTAAAATAAGGATTAGGCTTTTCTACAACATTTTTAGACCACGCTTTAATCTCGTCGCAAATTTCTTTTTCTATACCAAACGTATAAAATTCAGGCCCCATGTTTAACTCAATTTATAATTAGTATGTTTTATATTTACCAAGCTTTACAAGACCAGTATCTTGCAGAAAATTTGTCTTTAG